GGCGGCTACAAAAAAGGCGGTGCCGCAAAAAAGCATTTCGCGACGGGGGGTACTGTTAACTCAGGCCGCGCCGTCGCAATGCCCCAGGGGAAAAAGCCACCATCAAAGCCCGCTATTCAAACAAATTTTAGCGGTGTCTTCAAAAACGGCGGTTCTGCTAAAAAAAAAGTAGTTGAATCGTTAAGCCGGGGCATGTCCAAAAGATATGCCGCCGGTGGTGGTGTCCATATGGCCGAGGGTGGTGATGTTGATTGGAACAGCGTTGATTTGTCCACCATTGACTGGGACAATTTTGATGCTTGGTATGCCCAACAAATGGCAAAACAAACGGCTACAGCCACGCCGCCAGTTGTGCCACCAGTTACACCTCCAGTTGCGCCTCCGGTTGCACCACCAGTTGCACCACCAGTTGCACCCCCGGTAAAACTTCCGGTGACGCCAACAAAGGTGACGCCCCTCACCAAGCCAGTGCCAAAACCCATGCCTAAACCGGCGGCCAAACCAGTATTGGCTCCAAAGCCCGCTCCAAAGCCCGCTCCAAAGCCATTTATGCCGCAAACAATTGCGGCAAAGCCGCCCGTGGTGCCTAGAGTGGCCACGGTACCAAAGCCCGCAATGAATTACAGGCCGCCTGCACCCAACCCCGCTTCCACAATCAATGTTGTGCCGCCAAATCCATTCCCATATTCACCAGGGCCAATGACCGGACCAATGGCGCAAGCTTCGTTTGGTGCGCCAGCAGGGCCACGGTATTCCATGGGAAGAAAAGCCGGTGGCGGCGTTCACATGGCTGATGGGGGGATGGCGCAATTTGGCATGCCAAACATGCCCAAGCCACAAGAATTTAATATTGCTGGTACGGGATTCACGGGATCATCTGGGTTGCCACCGCAATTAGATTACGACAAGATGAGAAGAGAGCAAGACGATAGGATGAGGAGAGAAGAAGAAGAGTATTTTAGAAGACGTGACGCGCAAAACAAACTTCCGCCGCCTATGTCGGTGACTATGACTACGCCCAAGGCCATGCCAAAACCCGTGCCCAAGCCTATGCCAAAGCCTATGCCAAAGCCTATGCCAAAGCCTATGCCAAAGCCTATGCCAAAGCCTGTTCCAACGCCTCCGCCATTTGTGGCTCCAAAAGGGTACAAGCCGCCTGGACCAATCGCACCACCGGTGATTAGGCCCAAAATGCCGGTATACAAGCCTTTAGTGGCACCCAAAAGGTAAAAAGCCCCGCCAAGCATCAAACCTTGGCGGGTGTTTGTTTTAACAAAGATCGGAAAAAAACATGGCTGATTCAGTAACAAGTCAAACGCTTATTGATGGTGAGCGCACGGCCATCATGAAATTCACAAACGTCAGTGATGCTACTGGTGAATCTGCCGTTTTAAAAGTAGATGTTTCTGCACTCACGCCCAGCGCATCAGGCGCTGTATGCAATCGCGTTACGGTGACCAAAATTTACATTGCCAATCATGGCATGGAAGTCAGGATGTTTTGGGACGCCTCAACAGATGTGCCGTTTTTCCTTTCGTCACCCGGCGCTACGCAAACGCTAGACTTTACGGGCTTTGGCGGCATTACCAACAACGGCGGCGCTGGTGTCACTGGTGACATTATGTTTAGCACGGCTGACGCCACTTCTGGCGACACCTACTGGTGCATCTTGGAGATGGTCAAAGGGTATGAATAATGCCAAGCAAATCACCTTCTCAGCATCGGTTGATGGCGGCGGTAGCTCATAACCCCGCATTTGCCAAAAAGGTTGGAATCTCTCAAAAAGTGGGCAAAGAGTTTGCCAAAGCTGATGAGGGTAAAAAATTCAAAGGGGGCGGATTGTATGAAAATATCAATGCAAAACGTGAAAGAATTTCTGAAGGGTCTGGCGAAAAGATGCGCCGAGTGGGCAGCAAGGGTGCGCCAACGGCTAATGACTTTAAGCAATCAGCCAAAACCGCCAAAGTGAAATGAGCGGAAAAAAAGTTAATCTTGCAGTTGGCCGCGGTGAAAAGTTGCCTGTTGCCAAAGGTGCTGGACTGACCCAAAAAGGCCGCGACAAGTACAATCGTGAAACAGGTTCACACTTAAAAGCGCCCCAGCCGCAAGGGGGTTCCCGCAAGGACTCATTTTGCGCTCGGATGTCTGGTGTGGTTGAGCATTCAAAGGGGGACGCGCCACGCGCCAAAGCATCGCTCAAGCGGTGGGACTGTCCCGGTTGGTAACCAAGGAAAAACATGATCCCCGATATGTCCCCGCATGAAATGCTCAAAATGATCCAGTCAATGCCTGATGACAAGACTGCTGAAATTTTGAAGAATTTGCCACCTCAATTGATGCAAAAAATCATGGCTCAAACTACTGGCAACGCTGCACCCCAGCAAGCCGCGCCGCCCCAGCCTACGGTAAGCCCTTTGCCTACGCCTGCCGCCCAGCCCATGGGCGTGGCACCCAACCCCGATGCTGCGCCGACCAATCCAATGGCCGCTATGCCGCCCCCAGGTGCGCAGGCCATGGGCGCGGCTCCAAAGCCCCCAATGCCACCCGATCCGCAAATGCCTACCGGTGGGCAACCCCAGCCCCAAGCCAACCCCATGGGCACATTTAAGCGTGGTGGTCATGTGACAACCAAAGTGCATGCCGCCGTCCGAAGCAAAAAAGCACCAAGGTGGTAATTTATGGCCTACTCAGGTACCGTTGGCTCAACGGTCATCAATGTCCAAACCCTGATTGACCATGGCGCTCGGCGTTGCGGCAAGCTGGCCGAAGAGTTAACCTCCGAACAGGTCTTGTCGGCGCGGGAGTCGCTGTTTTTCTTTTTGTCCAACTTGGCCAACCGTGGCATTCAATATTGGGCCATTGACAAGACCGTAATTGGCCTCACGCCCGAGAGTTATATCTACAGCATGCCCGTGGGCACCATTGACGTTTTAAACGTGCTGTACCGCACCATGACGCGCCCTGAGGGCACATATGCATCTAGTGCCGGGGGTACGGCTGCCAATGCTTTTGACGGGGATGTGGACACCTATTGCCTGCAAACCAGTGCCAATGGCAATATTTCAGTGGATTACGGCACCGACAACCCCAATTACATTGGCTCCATTGGGTTTATGCCTTATTTGGTGGCAGATGCAACTTGGAGCTATGTTTTTGAGTCATCAGCAGACAATGTCACCTGGACCACCCTATACACCGGCACCAGCGAAGCCGTCAGCGACAAGCAATGGGTATGGCACGACATCAACCCTGGCGCAAACGTGCAGTATTACCGCATGCGGGCCACCGGCGGGGTCACGCTGGCCATCCGAGAGCTTTATTTCGGCACCAATAGCTTAGAAATTCAAATGTCGCGCCTCAACCGCGACGATTACACCAATTTACCCAACAAAAATTTTACCGCCAACCAACCCTACCAATTTTGGTTTGATCGGACTATCCCGCAGCCCGAAATTTATGTGTGGCCAACCCCAGACACTAACTTTGTGCAGGCGGTCATTTGGCGCTCGCGCCAGATCATGGATGTCGGTGCCCTGACCAACGAGCTTGAGGTGCCCCAGCGTTGGTATGAGGCGGTTCTGATGAACCTAGCTCACCGCATGAGCCTGGAGTTGCCTGCCGTGCCCATGGACCGCACCAACTACCTTGAAAAAATGGCCGCAATGTTTTTGCAGGAGGCCGAAAATGAAGAGCGCGACAAGTCGCCCATCTACTTTGCCCCCAACATCAGCGTGTACACCCGGTAATGCCTATATTTCTTGACACTGAAGGGCTTGCATCTGTAGCGATTGCCGTGTGCGACCGTTGCAAGATGAAGCGCACCTTCATTTCTTTGATGTCGGACCCAAATGTCCCAGGTTTGCGCGTGTGTGACCAAGGGTGCGCGGATCAATTTGACCCATATCGCCTCCCAGCACGAAAAACTGAGCGCATTAATTTGCGCTTCCCTCGCCCAGATGTGAATTTGGATGGGGTAGATGACCAGTCGCCTGAATACCAGGGAAAATACGGTCCAACTTGAGGTAAATCATGGCCCAAACAAATTACACCCCAATCCAGCTTTACTTTTCAGCGACCACCACCAATGTGCCGCTGGCCGCAAACTTGGCCAATGGCGAGTTGGCTATCAATACTTTTGACGGCAAGCTGTTCTATAAAGACTCTGCCGGGGCTGTACAAGTCATTGCGACCAAAGCCAATGCAACAAGCCCGTTGGCTGTCTTAAATGGTGGCACTGGGGCCACTACGGCGGCGGGAGCGCGTACAAACTTGGTGGCGGCTATGTCTGGTGCCAATACCGACATTACGTCTATTGCGTTGACCACAGGCACCATTTCCGGTGCCCCGGCGGCAAGCACCGACATCACCAACAAAACCTATGTTGACAACCTAGTCGCAACCGGCCTTGTGTATCACTCGCCCGTCCAGGCGGCAACCACACAAAGCTTGGCAGCCCAAAC